CGCCCACTGCTGCCACACGTCGAGCGGGATCTCGGAGCCTTCGTCGCCGACCGGATGCTCAATCGGCATCTGCGCGACCTGCTCCTCGTCGTTCTCCGGCCAGCGCCGGAACAGTAGCAGGTACTCCGGCATCCCAATCCCGGTCAACGATGCGTCGGTGCGCAGGGTCTTATAGAGCAGGCGTTGCGTCTTGGTCCTCTGCATCTCGATGACCGGACATTTCCAGATCACGATCTCGGAGTGGTATTGCCAGCCTTGCGCCTCGTGCGCCCGGATCAAGTCGCCGCGGAAATCGCGCCAGCCACTGCGCCCATCACGATTCTGGTAGTTGACGAGTTGCTTGCAATGGACTGCGGCGATGCGTCCGGGGCGCGTGATTCGGTAGAGTTCGCGAGCCGCGAATGCGTACTGCTCCAGAAACTCTGAGTCGGTAGCGGTGTTGCCCATGTCGCAGACCGACTCGGAGTAGACGTAGAGCGTCGAGAATGGCGGCGAGTAGATCGACAAGTCGACCGAGCAAGCGGGCATCTGGCGCATCAAGTCGACGCAGTCCGCGTTATAGAGCGACCAATCGGCGCCCGACTCCTGGTCGATTACTTTTGTGCTCATGCTCTCACCTCCTTGATCCATGACGGCAGCGCGGTCGGCTGCGTCGGGTGGTACGGATGCTTGACTTCGCGCCGACGACCATGCGACCTGTGCGTCGCTTCGATCATTTGCCTTCGCATCTCGTCGTGACCGTCACGTTTCGCGCTGACGATGTTCCACGCGCTGAGTTCATTCGCTCCGATCACGACATGGACTTGGACCTCGCGAGTCTGGCCGAATCTCCATGTCCGCCGAACGGCCTGGTAGAACGACTCGTAGCTATACCCGAGACCGCAGAAGACGACTCGAGCGCAATGCTGCCAGTTGAGACCGAAGCCTGCGATCTTCGGCTTTGCGATCAGGACCCGAATCGCACCGGACGAGAAGCCGAGCAAGCGCTCCTCTTTCACGTCTGGCCGGTCGCCTCCGCGCACCTCGCTTGCGTAGGGAATCGCGCGACGTAGTTCGTCGGCCTCGTAGTCCGTATCGACCCAGATCAGCCACGACTCGTCAGGCTCCGCGTCAACGATTCGCGCCACCTCGGCCGCACGAGCCGGCGCCGAGATCCGGCGCTCTCGGTGCATCGCGGTCGCCGACATATCAGGAATGCGAAACAGCTTATCGCCACGATCGCTCACCGACTCGACATCGACGACGTGGCGCTCGAGGTGCAGTTCGGGCAGGTCGTAGAGACTGCCGTCGTGCCCGAGGTCCTCGGGCTTCGAGACACATATCGCCCAGGAGCAGACCCAATCCCAGAATGGGACGACCGCGTGACGCTTGAGTCTCCATTTGCCCATGTCCATCGTGTCGTTGACGAAGAAACGACTGAGCATCTCGTAACCGGGCATCACACCCAAAAACTCCGAATGATTGCCGAGCTCGATGTGATCGTTCGGCGCCGGCGTGGCCGTGCAGCAGAGCCGGAACTCCGTCGACTCGAACGCATCGACCAGCGAGCGCTTCGTCTTGCCCATGAAGCTCTTGAGGATCGACGACTCGTCGAGAACGACTCCGACGAACATCTCAGGATCGACCTGGTGCAGCCGCTCGTAGTTCGTCACCACGATCGGCGCGGTCGAGGCCATCGGGTCGCGCGTCGCCTCGACGCCATCAATCCCGAATCTTCTCGCCTCGGCCTCGGTCTGCTTCGCGACGGCCAGCGGCGACAGGATCAGCACGCGACCAGCGGCGAAACGAGAGACCTGCCGCGCCCACTCTAGCTGCACGAGGGTCTTGCCTAGTCCGGTATCGAGGAACGCCGAGCCACGGCCGACTCGCAGGAGGAATCGCACGGCGTCGACTTGATGCGGAAACAGCGCCTCGCAGAGATCGGCCGGATCGACCTCGAATCCGCATTGCGCGACCTTCGTCGTCTTCTGCTCTAGAAACTCGAAGTAGTCCACGCTCAGACCCTCATCGGCATGAGGGCGTGCCGCCAGTGATCCGCGCCGTCGACCTGGACGAGGATCGGTTGCTCGGGCGTCGAGACCCGAAGCACGACCGTCTCGCCTGCCGTCGCGCGCAGGAGCTCGCCGAGGTAGCGAATCGACACGCCGACCTCGGTCTCGCGCTTTACCTTGCCTCGCACGATGTCGACCTCGTCGACCGCCTCGCCGGCCTCGACGCTCGACGCTGCGATCCGCACGGTCTCGCCGAGCGTCAGGCGCACGCCGTGGTTGGCCTGTGACGCGACGACGCTGATGCGCTTTACGGCGTCAGCGAGATCGTCGGCGAGCACGGCGACCTCCGGCCCGGGCTTCGCCGGCAGCACGGCTTCCCACGCCGGAAACTCGGCGTCGACGAGCCGGGTCGCCGAGCGGTAGTCGCCCAGCGTGATCTCGATCCGTGCCCGGTCGACCCGGAGTGCTGCCGGCGTGGTCGCCCACTCGAGAGCCCGCCGGAAGTTCCGCACCCAAGATGCCGGAGCCAGCGCCCGGAGCCCGGCCGGCGCTTCGATCTCGGTCTCCGTGACCGAGAGCCGGTGCCCGTCGGTCGAGACCAAGCGCAGGAAGCCGCCCGACTCCTCGAGCAGCAGCGTGCAGAGGTGCGCTCGCGTGTCGTCGGTCGACGCCGCGAACAGCGTCCGGTCGATGGCGTTGCGAAGTCTGTAGATGTCGACCTCGATCGGGTCGGATTCGGCCACCGGGATGGACGGGAAGTCGGCCGGATCGAAGCCCAGGAGCTTGACGCGCCCGCGACCGCTCTTGATCGTCGCCGTGCCCGCGGCGACCTCGATCTCCACCTCGTCCTGCCGCGTCGCGCGCAGCACCTCGAGGAGGCGCTTTGCTGGAATTGCCGCTACGCCCTCCGTCTTCACCTCGGCCGGCGCCGAGCACGCGGCGCTCTGCTCGAGGTCGGTCGTCTCGACCACGACCCGGCCCTCGATTGCGTTTAGGCGCGCGGCGCCGAGGATCGGCATCGTGTGCCGGGTCGTGAGCGGGCCGGATGCGCGTGCCACGGCGGCGGTGAGATCCTTCGTCTGTGCCTTCAGCTTCATGGTCTATGCTCCCTTGCGTCAGGCCCGGCAGGCGTCCCGCCAGGCGTCCAATGCCTCGAGCGCGGCCTCCTCGAACGGGAGTCGCTCGACCTCGTTCGCGCCGTCCTCGAGGACGTTCAAAAGTTCGGCCGCGGTGTCGGCGACCTCTCGGAGTAGGGCAAGTTCGTCGGGCGCCTGCGCTGGCTGGTCAGGTGCCAAAGGTGGCACGCCGGGCACGAGTACGCGCTCAGGATGACGCCTCGATCCTTTCGCGCCCAGGCTGCCGCCGTCTTCGCGGCGCGCTGATTCCTGAAGCCGAGCTTGCCCGTCTCCGGGCAGGTGTCCTTTACCTGGCGACCCATCCATCCGACTCCTCCCCACCTCTCTGCTGCCGGTTCTATTTCCGGCGTCGATAAAGATCTAGCGCAGACCCGGCGATCTACAAAATCGTGTCCCGCCTACCTCGGCCCGCCTCGCCGCTGTGTCCGCCAGGTCGCGAGGATCTCGGCCACGTCGGCAGCGGTCGCGCGCGTGTCGACCGTCCGGCCCGTCGAGAGATATAGGCTCAGGTTGCGCGTCGGCGCTCCGTCGAGGTCGTCTGCGGCGCCGACCGACGCGACGGCCAGCACGCAGGCGAGGTCGATCTCGATCTCGTCGCCCGGCTCCGCGCCGACGATCCGCAGGAATCGGTCCTGGCGGGTCTGCCGGTCGATCCGGTCCCTCGGCCCGCGCATCAGACCAGACTCCCGCCGGCCCAGAGCAAGAGGAGCCAAGCGCCCTTCTCGAGAGTCAGGCTCAGGAGGTCGAGCGGGCGCTGCTCGTACTGGACCAGGACGGCCCGCGCGGCGAGCAGGCCGACGACCAGGACCGGGAAGGCCGGCGCAGGGCCGAAGTCGGCTGGCGCAGTAAGCCGCCACGCCAGCGCGATCAGGCCAGCGTCGATCGAGGCGAGCACGACCGCGGCGAGGATCGCGAGCGCGCCGGCGACCGACCAGATCGCGGTCTCCTGCCGGAACTCTACGCGGCGCACGAGGCCTCCTCGTCTTTTATTCGCCGCTCGAACTCGCGCCGGATCGCCGCGCGGACGGCCGAGGATAGCTCCTCCCGCTCCTCCGTCGAGAGCGGGACCAGAGGCCCCGGACCGTCGTCGGTCAGGATCGAGACGCTACCGCTCGGCCACAGCGCGAGCCCGCCGACGACCACATAGCCGGCGGCTACGTCGAGGATCTGCGTCGAGTCGACTTGCTCGATCAAGTGCATTACGAGAGGCGCAATCTCTGCGGCAATGTGCATCACCGATCCTCCGTGACTAGCTGCCGGCAGACCGGGCACTCGTAGTGCGCCGGGGTGTCGGCGCCGCACGTCGAGCACGGCCGGGATTCCTCAGTCGGATGATCTTTGCAGGTTCGCATGGGCTCCCCGTAATACTTCAATTTCCGGCGTCAACTAACGCAACGTCAACGGGTCCAGGACCGCGCGCCCCAGGATCTCGGCACGTCGGTCGTCGTGGTCGTCTCCTCCTCGCGCGTGCGTGAGCTCGTGGAGTAGTCGACCCGTATTGCCCGGCCCTCGATCTCGAAACCGTACATCGACGTTATGACCGCTTCGGCGTCGTCGGTCAGGACGCGGACGAAGCCGAAGCCGCGCGAACGCTCGCCGTCGGCCTCGCGGCTGATCTTCACGAGCGACGTGCGGTGGCCCTTCTCCTCGAATGCCGCGCGCAACGCGGCCTCGTCGACCGCCCAGGCTAGGTTGCCGACGAAGTACGTCCTCTCGACGTGTCGTCGCTGTTCGTTCTCCATGCGGGAATTATGCACCAGAATCGCGCGATCGCATAACGCGCGGGTCGTCTCCGGCGAGCATGGCGAGGTAGAACTGCGCCTTGCCGATGTCGTCGGCTCGCGCGGACTTGTGCTCGCACCGCCATAGATATTTGATCACCTGCCCGCGGCAGTACGCGGCGAAGCCTTCGGGACCGAGCGCCGATCGGATCGCGTCGATCGCCTCGATCTCGCCATGGCGGTAGTGCTCAGGACTGAGAACGGCGTCGGTCAATGTAGGGTCTCTCCCTTCGGTCGGCTCTCTTCGGGCTCGCGCGGCAGGTCGCTCGAGCCGATAAGGACCGGGCAGTCGAATGTGCGCGCGTCGTCGCGCACAGCATCGGCCACGCGACCGAGGTCGACCCATCCGACGGACTCCTGGCCCAGCGTCGAGCAGAGATCCTCAACCACGAAGAGCCGACCGGCGTCGAAGCGCCGGCGAGCGAACGCGGCAAAGGTCGCGGCGATCTCTTCCGGCGTGGCCTGCGCCGCCGAAACGACGGTGAGGGTACAGGTCGAGAGCGCGATCTGCGCGTAGAGGTCCAGGCTCGGCTCCTGGCCGAGGTAGAGCGCCTCGACGATCGACGCGCCGTATCGCTGCGCGATGAAGGTCGCCGCGATGGATCGCGACCAGTCAGCCTCGGACTGAGTCGTGATGGCCTCGATCGACATATCGCGCACCGATCCGATCGACGCCTCGAGCGCTCGTACTCGCCGCACGCGACGCTCCCGCGAATCGTCGAGGCAGACCCAGAGCGGAACGTCGGCGCGTATCCTCTCGCCGCCGAAATCCAGCGTCCGGTACACGACTGCCTGCGCGTCGCTCAATCGTCGACCTCCCACCACGGCCGGTCGGGATCGACTACCTGATCGACCGACGGCGGCGCGTGTCCGACGAGCTCGCAGTCTCGCCCGAGGATCTCGCGGCACGCTCGCAGGTCGGCCAGCACCTGACCCGCGCCCGCTGGCCCGAGCCTGTCCCATGCCATATCGAGCGCCGCGCGCTCGGACGGCGCGAGAGCTAGTCGTCGACGGCCTGCGGGGTCCTTGCCTCTGCCCATCTCCCGCGCACGCTTGGCCGACGCGCAGAAGTAGACGACCTCGTCGCCGACTGTCGCACGACGCACGCCCGGCCGGCGCGCGTCGATCTCGTAGCGTGAGCGACCCACTAGTCGAGCGGCCTCGCGGTGAGCGGGCGACAGAGTAGAGCGAGATTGTCGGCGACGTATTCGCCCGAGGGATCGAGAAGCACGAACTCGCAATCGAACGGCACGCCGCGCAGTCCATTGATGCGCAGGACCTGGCGCTCCTCATTCCATCGTCGGCGCTCCTCGAGATCGCGCGGCACGGTCCGGTCGTACTTGCGCGGCAGGTGCCACGCCGCGGCCGGCGTAGCCAGCGCAGCGAGGAGTAGGGCGGTGATCGTCATTCTCATTGGTCGGCTCAATGCAGGTCTCCTCTCAGGTTCGCGGCTTCCTCGATCTCCTCGGTCTCGTCGACGAACCGCTCGCCGGTCACGCGGAATCCGAGCTTGATCGTGCCGAGCGAGCCGCAGCGCCCGGCGCGGAGTTTGGCGAGGCGCACCTGCGCCATCCCGTAGAGAGCGGTCACGCGCTCACGCCCGCCCGGATCGACGCGCGCCATCGTCAGGATGTTGTCCGCGATCTTCTCGATCATGCCGCTGCCGTAGAGGTCCGTGATCTCCGGCAGGCTCTTGTTGCGGGCTTGTCGGTTGGTGTGCGCCACGACCCATAGACCGACGCGCTCCTCGACGGCCAGCGCCTTTAGCCGGCGCATCGCGGCAGCGATCGCCGCGTGCTCGTCATCCGCTCCGAGGCTCAGGTAGTGCAGGTGGTCGAGCACGACGAACCGGACGCCCGCCCGGCGCACGGCGAACCGCACCTCGTCGCAGAACTGATCGAGCGAGGTCTCGGAGTTCGAGCCCGTCATATAGAGCGGCCGTCTCTCGAGTTCGTCGAGCGCTCCGATGAGCTCCGATTCGGAGATCGCCGCGCCCAGACCGTCGGGCCGCGCGAACGGAAACCGCTCGGTGATCTGCTGCACGAGTCTCCACGTCGCGTCGTCCGCGCTGATTTCGAGGAATGCGCCCAGCACCGGGATGTCCCGGCGCGCGAGGTTTAGGAGGACGTTCGCGGCGAGCGCGCTCTTGCCCGATCCGGTCGCCGCGGTAACGACCGTCAGTTCGGTCGGTCGAATCCCACCCATGAGCCGGTCGAGCGTCGGCCAGCCGGTCGACTCGCCGAGCGGCGCAGGTGCGCGCCATTGCTCGAGCATCCGCGAGCGCATCGCGTCGCCGCCAGCGCGCGAGATCGTCGGATGCTCGATCGGCGGGTCGGCGTCGATCGCTGCGAGGAGCGCGTCGAGGGCGCCGGCCTGGAGCATCTCGCAGGCGTCCTTTGCGGTCTGGCCGTCCTCGCGCTCCGCGTAAGGCCAGACGATCGCGTGGGCGCGGTCTCGTCCGAGTCGCTCCACGAGATCGAGCGACGCTTTGCGTCCGGCCTCGTCGGCGTCGAGCGCGACGACGACCACCTCGAACCGCGCGAGTTCGTCGAGCCATGGCGCCGTGCGCGGGATCGTCGCGCCATCAGGCAGGGAGACCACGTTGCGCACGCCTGACTCGTAGAGCAGCAGCGCGTCCCATTCGCCCTCGACGACGACGACGCGCTCGGTGCCGTCGAGAAGGTGCGCGCCGAAGAGCGCCGCCGGCGTGCCGCCCGGCTCGCGGACGAACCGCTTGCGGCCGTTCTCGAGCGCGATCCGGCGCTTGCGGTAGCGAAAGCTGAAGTCCTGGTCGAAGAAGGGAAACGACACGTCGGGCGCGATTCCCTCGCCGGCCTCGATCCCGACGCGGAAAGCCTCGAGCGTGTCGCCCCGGACCCCGCGGTGGCGCTCGATCCGGGCGCGCGTCACCTGATCGACCATGAGGCGGCGATGCGCCTCGAGCCATGGCGGCTCGGGCATGGGCTCGCGCTCGACCTCGGGCGGCCGGGAGTCGCCGACGACCTCGCGGAGCTCAGTGAGCGTGCCGCGCCAGCCGCAGGAGCCGCGCAGACAAACTCCCGCGGCGGTGTCGGCCCGCAGTCCGAAGGTCCAGCGGTCGCGCCGCTCGCCGCCTGTGCAGATCGGGCAGAACTCGAACTCTACCCAGCGCTCGCCGTCGCGCTCCCTCTCCCTGGTACGCCCGCCCCGGGCCGCCGTCCACTCCTCCACGTCCTGCGTCCGAGAATGCACATCGAACACCTCCACCTCCCAAGTAGCTGGACTCTGCGAGCGGGCGAGCGAGCATCTTGCCACGGACTCGCAGTGTCTCCAAAACTGCGGGCTGGCACCGGTTCTGGCACCGGTTCTGAGCGACTCGACGACCACCAGCGCGCGTCGGGCCTGTATGTAGTGGCGGCGCCCGAGCGCCGACACCATCGGTTGCGGTTGTCTCCCGCGTCGACCTCCGACAATGACTGGCAGTCAAGAGGTCGTGGGTTCGACTCCCATCGGCTCCACTGTTTTTTCGCGGACTTACGCGACCGCCGAAAACAGGTGGCACCGGTTCTGGCACCCGTTCTCATTTCCGGCGCCTCCCGCGGGCGGGCCTGGACCCGCTCAAAACCTCCGCAGCGCCGCGCATCGAACTCAGGTCGACGATCCGGTATCTTCTAAACACCTCGTCGGACTTGTGGCCGGTGTAGGCCATGATCGTCGCCTGATCGAGCCCGGCCTCGGCCGCCATCCGGACGAAGGACCGGCGCAGGTCGTGCAGGCCGATCCGGTCGATCCCGGCCGCCTGGCAGGCCGTGGCGAGGCTCTTTCTCACGTCTCCGATCGGACGCCCGTCCCGG